TGCTGGCCGCTACAACACTAAGATCAATTTTCATGAGTTTATAGCTGAGCATAGTGAAGCTGCTGGAGCTGAGATCGCAGTAGCGCAATACATGGGTATCCGTAACTTTATACCTACGGTCAATACTTTCCACGATGCACCAGACATCCAGGTAGGCAACCTAGGCTTTGAGGTCAAATGGACTAAGTACATAAATGGGCATTTGATTATCCATAAAGATTACCCACGCTTAACTGATGTGGCTATTTTGTGCGTAAATAAGTCACCTGTTTATCAGATCGTTGGCTGGATGCCCGTGCTATGGGCTAAGAAGGTCAAGTATTACAACCCTGCCGATGGTAACTTCTGGATAAGTCAGCGTGAGTTATTCGAGATGGATACATTAAGGAAGTCGATCTATGGCATTACTGAGGATTAACTGTCGGGTTTGCGCCAAGATAGGTAAAGGGATGCAGACACACAAAATAGTAGATGAATTTGTAAACCTGCCGCCTAACGTAGTTTGTGTTCAATGTTTAGGCTGTGGCGTTATGGGCATTGAAATGCTACTAGATAGCCAAGTACCTACAGATGAGGAGATATTGCATGATTAATGAACTAAAGATTAGCTGTAACTGTGAGGACTACAAAGAGATGAGCCTATCGGTTCACCTGGTTAATGGCATCGTGCCTATCATTATAATTAAATGTGAAAACTGCATGAGTGCTTACACAGTCATGCCTAATTCGGTGCAAAATGCCTAGTTACTTGTATCGCTGCGATCAATGCGGCGGCGAACAAGAGATGAATCACCCGGTAAATACACATGGCGATAGCAGCCCATTGTGCTGCAGCTACCCTATGATACGCGTGTTTAGCGCGCCATCGATCATATTTAAGGGGACTGGATGGGGTGGTAGTAAATGACTAAGCAGCTTGGTGAGGAGTTCTACACAGTTGAGGATAACGGTGTGTATAACTATTGCTGCGATAGCATCCAATTTAAATATGTGTGTATAACCTGTGGAGAAAACGCAGGCTGCTACTTTTGCGACTTTAACCCAGATGAGAAGCATGGTTGTAATGAGTAGCGACACGCCCAAGACCCCGCGTAAATTCAAATGGATTTGGTTGGGTATGATACAATCTAGTCTTGTAATAGCATCTATAAACAATGCTTATGCTATTAATAATAATGATATAGAGAAAGAAAAATATAAACTCTATAGTCATATAAAACTAACTAACAGTAGGCAATACCTATGTTTAGAGAAGCTTTGGACTCGTGAGTCACAATGGAATCCAAGAGCTGATAACAAGCGATCTACTGCTTATGGAATACCACAGCTGTTAAAGCTAAAGACTAAAGACCCTTATAAGCAGATAGATGCCGGGCTTAAGTACATAGCTCATAGATACGGCACACCATGCAAGGCATTGGCCTATCATCTAAAGACTGGACATTACTAATGGCTAAGCGAGGTGACCCACGCAGTCAGCGTAAGTACAAAGCGATTAGGCTTACAGTCTTAGCTAGGGATCAATACACCTGTTACTACTGCAACCAACCAGCTAATACAGTAGATCACATAATCCCAGTATCAAGATCAACTGAGGCTGAGGCTTACGATCCTAATAACATGGTTGCGTGCTGTAGTCGATGCAATAGTAAGCGTGGATCACGCAATCAAGGCGTTTTTTTAGCACAGACGGCTACCCCCCCTGCCTTTTCGTCCTGTTTATCCCCGAGCATGGTTGAAACCGTCCACAAAGGCCCAATGACTGGTAATCTCTAGAAAATGAAACTAGAACTGGTAGAAAACCCACCACCCCTTACGGGGGCTGTCAAGCCTCGGTTGCATACGCCATGGCTTGAAGGCGAATCTAAGGTAGATGCCATCATTGAACTAGCTGAGAAAATCGGCCAGCCCTTACTTGAGTGGCAGATTGTAATTTTGCGAGATATGTGCGCCGTAGATGAGAACGATCAGTTTATAAAAAAATCTAGCTTGTTAGTTTGCAGCCGACAGTCTGGTAAAAGCCATGTTCTGCGTATGCGCGTACTAGCTGGGCTGTTCTATTTTGGCGAGATGAATATATTAATTATGAGCTCGCAGATGCTCATGGCATCTAAGTCGCTAGAGATCATGGCAGGCATTATTGATCGCAACGAGTTCCTATGCAGCCAGGTAAAGGGCGGCAATATCGAGAAGGCTTACAAGCGCACTAACGGCAATAACCGAATCATCCTAGAATCGGGCGCAGAGGTTCGCGTAGTAGCTGCGACTGCAGACTCTAGCCGTGGTTTAACTGCCGATGTGGTTTGGATCGATGAGCTGCGCCATGTCGGTACAGAGGCCATGGATGCCGTAAAGAGTACGACCCTAACGCGACCTAATTCGCAGCGGTTCTATACATCTAATGCTGGCTTTAAAGATAGCCACGTCCTAAATGACATGCGCGAAAGATCGCTAAACAAGCCGCCTAAGTCGGTGGGCTATTACGAGTACAGCGCGCATGATGGCTGCGATATATGGGATCGATCAGCCTGGGCGATGGCTAACCCGTCTTTAGGCTACCTAATTACCGAGGCCGCTATCGAGGAGATAGTAGCTACATCTGATTACAGCGCGGTAATGACTGAGAATCTTTGCAAGTGGGTAGGCACAGACTTATCACCATGGACACCTGGCAGCTGGGATGAGTGCGCCGATCCTGAGCTGATCCTGTCACCTGGCATGTATTCGATGTTTGCTTTTGACATTGAGCCGCACTCTAAACGCCACGCAGCTCTAATGGCTGGGGCTATATTGCCCGATGGCCGCATAGGTATAAGCCTGGTTAAGACCTGGGAATCGGATCGCGCTATTGATGAGCTAAAGATTGCCGTAGATATAAAGGCTTATTGCGATGAGTGGATGCCTAAGCAAGTGCTGTTTGATAAATATACCGGGCAAGCTATTGCCGATCGACTGCATAACTCAGGCGTAAAAATAGAGGACTGCTCAGGATCGCAGTTTTACGTTGCCTGCCAGACCTTTAAAGATTACATAGATAACAAGCGCGTAGTTCACGGCAATCAAGAATTTTTAAATGAATCTATGGATAACGTAGCTGCGAAAAGCAACGATCAAGCCTGGCGTATCATACGCAAACGCAGCAGCGGCAGCGTAGCCGCGCCGATTAGCGCAGCCATGCTAGTAATGCACCTGTCTAAGCCGTTACAAGAAGCCAAGATATACGCCTAGCGACACGCCGAGCAGAATCGGTAATGTGCTTGACAATTTGAGAAAATCCCACCTATGGGATTACTGGAAACTTTAGGCTTCAAGGGTAAGGCAGAAGTAACTGCCCAGTATGCGCCTGCCATTATGGACAGTAGCTACGGTGCAGGCATGTATAGCTATAACAGCGGCCTATCTAACTACGGTTATGGCGTTGCGATCGATCGCAATTTGGCTTTACAAGTTGCATCCGTAAGCCGTTGCCGCAATTTAATTGCAGGCGTTATATCCAGCATCGATCTTGGCTTATACAAAAAATCTACAGGTAAAAAATTAGAAAGCCCTTTGTGGTTAGATCAAATGGATATTCGCCAACCGCTTAGCGTTACCCTGGCATATTTGGTGGACGCGTTGCTGTTCTACGGCGTAGGGTATCTAAAAGTCCAATCAATTTATTTTGATGACCAGCGACCATCAGGTTTTGAATTTGTACCTAACACACGCGTTACAGTAACTACAAATAAGTACGGTGATGAAGTTGAGTATTACTCAGTAAATGGTGAACGCGTACCGATGTCTGGTATTGGTTCGCTAGTTACATTTCAATCATTATTGCCTGGCGTATTGCAAACTGGTGGCCGCACAATACAAGCTGCGTTAGATATACAAAAGGCTGCAGCAGTTGCAGCAGCTACGCCAATGGCAACCACGATCTTAAAAAATACCGGTGCTGATCTACCAGAGGCACAAATTCAAGGCTTACTAGCTTCGTGGAAAGCCGCGCGTAATAATCGCAGTACCGCATATTTGACTAGCACTTTAGAGGCGCAAAATATTGGCTTTAGCCCTAAAGATATGACATATAACGAAAGCAGCCAGTACCTTGCTACTGAAATTGCACGTTTAATGAACGTGCCTGCATATTACATTTCTGCAGATATGAATAACAGCATGACTTACCAAAATATTCTAGATGGCCGTAAAGAATTTGTGGCTTACTCATTACAGCCATTTATTAGCGCAATCGAAAATCGTTTAAGCATGGATGATCTAACGGCTCACGGCAACGTAGTGCGCTTTGCTATTGATGAAACTTTCTTACGCGCAGATACTATGGCGCGACTAGATGCAATAGAAAAAATGTTAAACCTGGGCTTGATAGATATAGGACAAGCTCAGCAGATGGAACAGCTAACACCTAATGGATCAGGAGATACTGCAAATGTTGCACTTAACGTTTAATAACGCGATCGAGGCGGCCGATACAGAACGCCGCATGATCTCAGGCAAGATTGCGCCATACGGCGAGGTTGGCTATACATCTGCTGGCCCGGTTGTATTTGAACGCGGATCAATCGCAATTCCAGATGTAACAAAAATTAAATTGCTAATGCAGCATGACAGCACAAAGCCAGTTGGTCGCGCTACATATTCCAGCGATGATGAAAGCGGCGTGTACGCATCGTTTAAAATTTCAAGTAGCACCCGTGGACAGGATGCGCTTGTACTAGCTCAGGAAAACCTTGTATCTGGCTTATCCGTTGGTGTGGATGTATCCGCATCGAAGCAGATGAAGGGATACCTGTTAGTTACCGCTGCAGTCCTGAAAGAGGTAAGCCTAGTGGAGTCGGCTGCCTTTGATTCAGCAGCCGTAACTGATATTGCAGCCGCTAAAGCTGCTTTAGAAGCAGCAAGTACCAAAACCACAATCATCCATACAGAGATGATTGAAACCGAAACCGAAACCGAAACCGAAAGCGAG